GTGCGGCGCGACCATCTCGCGGATCACACTCGAAATGCCCTCGCGCCGGATATCCACCTCCAGCCCAGCGGCAGTGACGGTGACGCGCCGCACGACCAACTGAATGATCCGGGCCTGTTCGGCGGGAAACAGCTGCGCCCAGAGGGCGTCGAAGTCATGCAGGGCCGCGACGGCATCGGCCTCGGAAATCCCGGCCTGATCCTCTTTCAGCGCCGCCAAGGCTTGCGTGCCCGTGCGCTCTGGTACGATTTCCGCTGGGCGACAACTTCGCGGCACACCGGCCGCATCCTGCGGCTGTTCGAGACCGGCCAGCTGGAAGAGGCCCGGCTCGTCCGCGACCTGCGCGCCACCGGCGCGACGGTGCTGGAGGTCGATCCCGATACCGGGCGGCAGTTCCGCGTCGAGGCGCATGGCGGGCATTTCGGCGGCTCGCTCGACGCCGTCGCCCTCGGTCTGCTCGAAGCGCCGAAGACCTGGCACGTCGTCGAGTTCAAGACGCATTCCGCGAAGAGCTTTGCCGAGCTGATCGCCAAGGGCGTTGCGCTCGCCAAGCCCCAGCACGCCGCGCAGATGCAGGTGTACATGCACCTGACCGGCATCACGCGGGCGCTCTACGTCGCGGTCTGCAAGGACACCGACGCGCTGCACATCGAGCGCGTTCCGGCCGACCCCGAGACGGGCGAGCGCCTCCTGGAAAAGGCGCGGCGGATCATCTTCGCCCAGCACCCGCCCGAGCGGATCAGCGCGGATCCCGCCTGGTTCGAGTGCCGGTTCTGCGACCACCACGGGCTCTGCCACGGCGAGGACGCCGCGGCCGTCACCTGCCGGTCCTGCCTGCATTCCACGCCCATCGAAGGCGGCTGGCACTGCGCGCGCCACGACCGGTTGCTCGACCCTGCCGACCAGCGTCGCGCCTGCGGCCGGCACCTGTTCATCCCCGATCTCGTCCCCGGCGAGGTGAGCGACGCAGGCGAGGACTTCGTCTCCTACCGCATGCGTGACGGCTCCCCCTGGACCAACGACGCCCGCGAGAAGGAGACCGCCGCATGCTGACCCTGCGCCCCTACCAGCAGGCCGCGATCGCCTCGATCTACGGCTACTTCGAGAAGGAGATCTACAACGCCCTGCAACGTCATGCCGGCAATGTCACCGTGAGCATCGACGGCATTGCCGCCTCGGCCGCCTCCTACATTGCCATGGCGGGTGATGAGATCGTCATGCCGGAAAACGCCTTTCTGATGATCCATGATCCCTCGGGGCTGGTGATGGGCACGGCGGCAGACATGCGAGCCATGGCCGAGGCGCTCGACAAGATCGTGGGCGCGCTCATCAAGGGCTACGCGGCGAAATCCGGCAAGGCGGAGGATGAGATTGCCACCCTGATGGCGGCCGAGACCTGGTTTGATGCGTCTGAAGCCATCGACATGGGGCTCGCCGATACCATGGCCGCGCCGGTGAAGATGGCCGCGCGCTTCGATGTGAGCGGGTTCAGGAATGCGCCGGAAGCGATCGTTGTGGCGATGAAGGCGAAGGACGATCCCACTGCGGTCGAACCGGATCCGGAACCTGCCAACGGGTCCAATGCCGATCCGGAACCTGATCGCGCCGCCATCCGCACGGAAGCCATGGCCTACGCCAAGACCGTGGTCGATCTCTGCCGCCTTGCGGGTCAGCCGCAGATGGCCGCCGGCTTTCTCGAGGCGGAAATCAGTCTCGAGGATATCCGCAAGGCGCTGATCGATGCCCGCGCCGCGGCCGATCCCGACATCTCCGCCGCCCACCCGCAACCGGGGCCCGCGCCGCAGGCAAAGCCCTGGGGCGACGTCATCAACCGCACCTTCAAGCGCAAGGGATAAGTACAGATGCCCGTTCTTTCCGAGACCACCCACCCCGGCGGCTTCCTCGTCTGGGAGGCCTTCCGCGATTACACCCGCGAGGTCGTCACCATCGCCACCGGCGGCGCAAACCCGATCCTGCAGCCCGGCACGGTGCTGGGCAAGATCACGGCGACCGGCAAATACGCCGCTCACGATCCGGCCGCCACCGATGGCACCGAGACCGCCGTCGCCGTGCTCTGGGGCAAGGCCGATGCCACAGCGGCCGACGTGGAGGCGGTCGCGCTCCTGCGCGGCCCGGCCATCGTCAACGCCAACGATCTGGTCTTTGCCGGCACGCCAACCCAGCTCGAGATCGATGCCGCCCATACCGCGCTCGCCGCCGCCGGCATCCTGGTGCGCTGACACCTGACAAGCTGAAAGGACATTCCCATGCCCACCATGGACATCTTCGACACCGATGCCTTCTCGGTCATCGAACTCACCCGCGCGCTGGAAAACATCCCCTTCAAGCCCGCAACCCTCCCCGACGATATCAGCCGCGGCGCCCGTGGTGGTCCCGAGCGGCGCACCCAGATCGTCGAACTCGCCTCGGGCGACGAGGAGCGCAACGCCAGCTGGGCGAACTCACGCCGGCGCTACGATGTCGCCTACGGCATCCGCCGCGCCGACGACCTGGCGGCGGTTGTCGCCTTCTTCGAGGCACGGAACGGACGGCTTTTCGGCTTCCGCTTCAAGGACTGGGCAGATTGGAAGTCCTGCGCACCATCGCAGATGCCTTCGGCGACCGATCAGGTCATCGGCACAGGCGATGGCACGACGACGGCGTTTCAGCTGGTGAAGGCCTACGCGTCGGGCTCGCAGACCTGGACTCGAATCATCACTAAGCCCGTGGTCGGCACGGTGCGCGTCGCCAGCGATGGCGTCGAGCAGGCAAGCGGCTGGTCCGTTGATACAACCGCTGGCTTGGTGACTTTCGATGCGCCTCCAGGCGCAGACGCCACCATCACCGCCGGGTTCGAATTCGACGTGCCGGTTCGCTTCGACACTGACACGCTCGACGTCACCCTCGATATCGAGCGGCTCGGCTCGATCACCTCCATCCCGCTCCTGGAGATCCGGCGATGAACGACAATTCCGGTTTCGTCGCGACGGTGCTGCGCGATCTCGCCGCTTCCACCGCCGTGATCCTCGCCGCCTGGGGCGCGCTCGGCGGCGCCACCAACGCGCTGACAACGAAGATGCGCCTGCGCGACGCCCTGCGCCACATCCTGCTCGGCGGGCTGATTGCGGCCGGCATGGGGAGCCTCTCCATGGCCGTCGTTACCAGCTGGCTGGGTCTGCCGCCGCAGGCGATCCCCGCCGGTTCCGCCGCCGGTTCCGCCGCCTACCTGGTCGGTGTTTTCGGCCCGGCAGTGATTGAGCTGGTGCTCGCCCGGTTGCGCGATGCACGGGAGGGCCGCGATGACTGAACTCGTCCGTGTCCTGCGCGGCCTGCGGCGTCTGACCGACGACCCGCGTGATGCCTTCACCCACCGCCTGCGCATCGGCCTTGCGGTCGCCGCGCTGATCCTGATCCTCTCGCTACTCGGATAGTTCCATGCACATGACCGACCGGGGCCTGCTGGCCCTTGCCCGGCACGAGGGCATCGTGCCCGGGCCTTACCGCGATTCCGCCGGCACCTGGACCTTTGGCATCGGCCACACGGCCGCAGCCGGGCCACCCTATCCGGAAAAAATGCCGCGCGGGATGCCCCAGGACCCGGACGCCGGGATCCGGGAGGCGTTCCGGCTGTTCCGCGCCGATCTTGCGCGCTACGAGGCCGAAGTTGCACGCGCCGTGACCGTGCCGCTCGAGCCGCACGAGTTCAATGCGCTGGTCTCCTTCCACTTCAACACCGGCGGCATCCAGCGTGCCGCGCTGACCCGGCACCTGAACGCCGGCAATCGCGTTGCAGCCGCCGACGCGTTTCTCAACTGGCGCAAGCCCGCCTCGATCATTCCCCGCCGCGAGGCCGAGCGCGATCTGTTCCGTGATGGCCGCTATCCCACCGGCCCGATCCCGGTCTGGTCCGTGGATCGCGCTGGCCGGGTGGACTTCTCGCGGCCGGGCCGACGGCTCGCCGAAAGCGAAGCACTGGTGATGCTGCGCCCGTCGCCAGCACCGCCGGCACCCGCTTCCAAACCCTTCGCGCCGACCAGCTGGCTCGCCCGGTTGGTAGCAACCTTTAACCACCTGTCCAGAAGGAACTGATCCCCATGCGCTACATCCGACCCAATTCCTTGACCTGGTGGGCGGGACTGCTCGCCATTCTCACCGGCATCGCCTCCGTCGCGCTGCCCGCCACCGGGCCGCTCGCTGAACTTTCTCGCCTCGTCGCGCTGCTCGCTGGCTCGGGCGATGCGTCTCCGGCGGGGCTGATCTTTCTCGGTCTCGGCCTGATCGGTCTGCGCGACCGGATCGAGCGGGGGTTCCGGGGCGATGCTTGAGTTTCTGGCGGGGCTCATACTGGGCGGCTGCCTTGGAGTCTTCATTGTCGCCCTCTGTGTGGCCGCGGCGCGCGGGGAACGGGCCTATGGCTGATTTCCTGATCTGGCTGGTGGCCGCTCTGGGCACGGTTGGAGGCATTGTCCTCGGCCGGGTCTGGGGCCGAGTGGAAGGCAAACGCGCAGGCAAACGGGAGGCCGAACACGATGCATGGGAAGACACGATCGGGAAGGTCGAACGTGGCCGCGATGCGGTTCGCGACGGCCGCGGCGCTGGCGACCCTGCTGAGCGGTTGCGCCGCAACGACGGTGCCTGGTGATGCAGGGTGCATCTCCTATGCCGAGGCGCGGCTGGCCCGGCCACCTGCGGAAACCGTGGCTCAGGTGCCGCCCGCTTGGGCGCGCTGGCTCGCCGATCTCGATGACCGCATGACGGGAACCTGCCGATGAAATCCCTCTCGCCAGAACTGCAATCCCATCTCGACGAGGGCACCACGACGCTCGCCTGGTGCTGGCGCATCACCCGCGCCGACGGACAGGTGTTCGGCTTCACCGACCATGATCTCGCGCTTTCCTTCGACGGGACCAGCTTAGAGCCCGAGAGCGGCCTCAAAGCCTCCGAACTGCGCGCCTCAGGTGATCTCGCGGTGGATGCGCAGGATGCCGAAGGCGTGCTGCGCTCGGGCGTCATCACCGAAGCCGACATCGCCGCGGGGCTCTGGGACGGCGCGGCGGTAGAGGTCTGGCGGGTGAACTGGCAGGATACCAGCCAGCGCGTGCTGATGCGACGGGGCACCATCGGTGAGATCCGGCGCGGGCGGGTGGCCTTTACGGCCGAGATGCGGAGCCTTGCCCATGTACTGGATCAGCCGTTGGGGCGGAGTTTCCAGGCTGGCTGCGATGCGGTGCTGGGTGACGGGCGTTGCGGGATCGATCTGGAGAACCCGGCCTGGAAGGGCGCCGGCACGGTTGCCGGTCAGGCCATCGGCGCGTCGATCGGCGGCGGTCTCCTCGGCATTTCCGCCGCCACCATCGGCGGGGCGATCGGCACCATGGCCGGCTCCGTCGTCGACAGCTGGATCGTCGGCTCGCTCCAGCCCGACCAGCGCTACGAGGGTGCAAGGCTCGACAGCCTGCGGGTCACGTCCGCCACCGAAGGCACCACCATCCCGCGCCTCTTCGGCCGCATGCGTCTGGGTGGTAACATCATCTGGGCCACCGATTTCACCGAGCATGTCAGCACCACCACGCAGGGCGGCGGCAAGGGCGGCGGGCCGACGGTCACCACCACCGAATATTCCTACACGGCGTCCTTCGCTGTTGTGCTCTGCGAAGGCCCGATCACCGGCATCGGCCGCATCTGGGCCGACGGCGAGCTTCTGGACACCTCGACCGCCACCTGGCGCTGGTATCCCGGCGACGAGGTGCAGGCGGCCGACCCGTTCATTGCCGCGAAAATGGGGGCCGAGGGCGCGCCGGCCTATCGCGGCACGGCTTATGTGGTGTTCGAGGAACTCGACCTCACCTCCTTCGGCAACCGTATCCCGCAGCTTTCCTTCGAGGTGTTCCGGCCCTTGGCCGATCCCGACACCGCCGAAGGCGCGATACGCGCGGTCACGATGATCCCCGGCGCGGGCGAGTTCGTCTATGCCACCGAACCGGTGATGCGGGTGGAAGGCGCGAAGACCAAGCCCGAGAACGTGCATGCCGAGACCGACCGGGCGGATTTTCCAGTTTCGCTCGACCGGCTTGAGGCGCTGGCGCCGGGGGTCGAAAGCGTGAGCCTCGTGGTGAGCTGGTTCGGCAGCGACCTGCGCGCTGGCCATTGCGCCATCCGCCCCGGCGTCGAGACCGCGACCAAGACCACGACCCCGCAGGTTTGGCAGGTCAACGGCGCGGAGCGGGCCTCGGCGCATCTCGTCTCCACCGATGCCGAGGGGCGGCCCATTTACGGCGGCACGCCGAGCGACGCGGCGGTAGTGCAGGCGATCAAGGCGCTGAAGGCGCGCGGCTACCGCGTCACCTTCTATCCCTTTCTGCTGATGGATGTGCCCGAGGGCAATAGCCTGCCGAACCCATATTCCGACAACGCCGCCACCCTCGGCCAGCCGGCGCTGCCATGGCGCGGGCGGATCACCTGTTCGCCGGCGCCGGGTTACGCGGGCTCGGTCGATAAGACGGCCACGGCGGCCAGCCAGGTCGCGGCGTTCTTCGGCAATGCGCGGGTTTCGGACTTTGCCGTCTCTGGCGAGACCGTCGCCTGGACCGGTGGCAATGACTGGGGCTGGCGACGGATGATCCTGCATTATGCCCATCTCTGCGCGGCGGCCGGCGGAGTCGATGCCTTCCTGATCGGCTCCGAACTGCGCGGGCTGACCGGCATCCGCGACAGCGCCGCGACCTATCCGGCGGTCGCCGAGCTTCAGAGCCTCGCCGCCGATGTGCGCGCGATCCTCGGGGTCGGCACCGCGATCAGCTATGCGGCCGACTGGTCGGAATATTTCGGGCATCAGCCCGCCGATGGCTTGGGTGACGTGTTCTTCCATCTCGACCCGCTCTGGGCGGACGCGGAGATCGATTTCATTGGCATCGACAATTACATTCCGCTCTCGGACTGGCGCGATGGTTTCGAGCATCTGGACGCGCAGGCAGGCTGGCCCGCCATCTACGACCGCGCCTACCTGCAAACGAACATCACCGGGGGCGAGGGGTTCGACTGGTTCTATGCGAGCCAGGCGGACCGGACCAACCAGATCCGCACGCCGATCACCGACGGCGCCTATGGCAAGGACTGGGTGTTTCGCTACAAGGACCTGCGCGCCTGGTGGTCGAACCCGCATTTCGACCGCCCGGGCGGCGTTGAAAGCCACTGCGCTCATCGCGCTCTGTCAGCGGCAGCGGACTGCACTTGTGCTGGACGAGTCCCACGCCGCGAAGAACTGGAAATCCTTGACCTCAACTGCGATGCGGGCGGTTGCGCCGCATGCGGCGTTTCGATGGTTGCTGTCGGGCACGCCTGTGACGAACACGGCCGAAGACCTTCACACCCAGGTCGAGATTCTGGAGCCCGGCAAGGCCAGTCTGGGTTCGGCTGAAGTTTTCAAGGCGATGCTTGAAGATGACCCCACCGCCAAGTTTGCCCAGGCGACCTTTGACAGACTGATCCTGAGGCGCACGAAGGAGCAATGTCTTGACCTCCCGGAAAAGACCTATGCCGATCTGAGGGTGGAACTGCCCGACTGGCAGCGCCGGGTATATGACCAGATGCGGGACGAGATGGTCGCCGAAATCAGGAAGATGACGGGCGAGCAGTACCTGGCCTATGCGTCCACCGCACTGGCCAAGCTGACCCGGCTCATCCAGATTGCCAGTAATCCGGCATTGATCTTCCCGGAACTAGACCGACTGCCGGCGAAGTTCGAGGCATTGGACGGCTTGATCGCCGACATCCTCTCTGTGCCGGGAAGAAAGGTCATCCTGTGGTCGAACTACATCCGGACGATCGAACAGCTCCTTCAGCGATTCCCCGGGGCGGTCGCGATCTATGGGGCCACACCCAACGATGAGCGGCAAGGCATCGCAAAGCGTTTCCAAGAGGATCAGGACACCCGCCTTCTGATTGCGAACCCGGCCGCCGCCGGTACAGGCTTCACGCTGACAGCCGCCAGTTTCACGATCTATGAATCCCTGTCGTGGCGCTACGACCACTACGCGCAAAGCCAGGACCGGAACCATCGGATAGGTCAGACACAGCCCGTCACATACGTCCGCCTCCTCGCTACGGACACGATCGAAGAGGCCGTGGTGACGGCGCTGGAACGGAAGTCGGCGCTGGCTAGGAGCCTTCTCGGCGACCGAGGAGCGGGCGAATTGGTGGCAAGTCTCTCGCAGGAGGAGATGTGCGACCTGCTCACCAGCAACCGGCTGCCGTCTGTCGGCGACCCGGGGGAGAGACAAGTGGCTGCGGGTTCCGCCTGAAGATGGATCGGATCACGCCCGACCAACGCTCCAGAAACATGGCCCGGATTCGCGGTCGTGACACCAAACCGGAAGTGGCGCTGAGGTCAGCGCTGCACGGGATGGGGCTCAGGTTCAGGGTATGCCGGCGGGACCTACCGGGATCGCCCGACGTCGTGTTCCCGCGTCAGCGGTTGGCGGTACAGGTGCGCGGGTGCTTCTGGCACCAGCACGCCGGTTGCCCCGCTGGGCGCCTTCCGGCCTCGCGCCTCGAATACTGGCGCCCGAAGCTGGAGGGCAACGTCAGGCGCGACGGTGAGAGGGACGCGGCGCTGGTCGCCTTGGGCTGGCGCCTGATTGTCGTGTGGGAGTGCGAGTTGAAGGGGGCGACCGCCGTTGCCCAAGTTGCGGCACGGGTCGCAGATGCTGTTGAACACAAAGACTGACTGGGGCGAGAAGATGGAAAGACTACCGAACAACGGCGACGACAGGCAAAAAGGCTTCTGCGTCCACTGCGGTGGCCAAACCGAGTCAAAGGACCACGCACCCTCGAAGGTCTTCTTGGACCTACCGCACCCAAAGCACATGCCGTCGCTCCCGAGTTGTGGCGACTGCAACAACGGCTTCTCTGGCGACGAGGAATACCTGGCCTGTTTCATCGAGTGCGTCGTCTGTGGCACCAGCGACCCGGAGCAGCTGTCAAGGGACAAGATAAAGCGGGCACTGCGCCGGAACCGAAGCCTGCGCGATAGGATCGAGCGTGGGCACCGGCAGAGCGATACCGTCGGGGGAGCCTTGATCCACGTCTGGCAGCCGGAAGACGAAAGGGTGCGGCGCGTCGTCATGAAGCTGGCGAGGTGCCATGCAGCCTACGAGCTCAACGAACCCCGCCTTGACGAGCCCGAGCACGTCCTTGTGATGCCGCTGGTCTCCATGACGGACGACCAGCGCGACCACTTCGAGACTGCGCCGGAAGTGAACATCTGGCCAGAGGTCGGTAGCAGGGCGATGCACCGGATGCTGATCGCAGATGACGCCTACGCCAGCGGCTGGATCACGGTGCAGGAAGGACGCTACAGGTTCCTGGCCGTGGCCGAGGGAAGCCTCATGATCCGGGGCGTACTCTCCGAGTACCTCGCGTTCGAGGTCATCTGGGAATAGCCTACATCTTCAACGCCTTGACGGGGTGACGGTGCTTGGCCCCCTAAGGCACAGTGCCGAGCCTAAAAACTGTGCCTATGCTGTGCTTGAGTAGCTCACACCGGGCGGCGGAATCGCCTAAGTGCTTGATTTTATTGGCTCCGGCGGTAGGGATCGAACCTACGACCAATTGATTAACAGTCAACTGCTCTACCGCTGAGCTACGCCGGAACACGGGGGCCGTATAGCAATG